GCAGCGACTTAACGGCGTTGACCACGTCAACAACCATCTTCTTTGCCGCTTCCAGCGCCTTACTGCCGGCCTGCTTCATCAGCGTCCATACGCCGTTGATCAGCGGGCGAATCGCGTTGGCAATCCGACCTGGCAGGTTGCTGAAGAGATCCTGTAGCCACGCAACAGCCGCACTTGCAGCCTGCTTTGCCAGTTCCCATGCCTTGCTGAAGTCACCACGCAGTAGCGCAGCAATCATCTGAATGGCGGGAACGACGACAGACTTGATAAACCCAGCGAGCTGATTGGCCAGAATCGCCGCTAGCTGAGCAATGATCGGGATCAGGAACTCGATAATCGGCACAAGGGCATTGACCACTTCGCCGACCGCAGCGAACAGCGGGATCAGTGCACTCAGCAGCGGGCTCAGCGCCGGCAGCAGTGCGGCGACGAGTTGAAGTAGCGGCGGGATGATCGGCATAACGGCCTGAACGAGCGCAAGGAACGCCTCAACAAGCTGACCGAGGATCGGACCGAGTGTGTCAATCACGGGACCGAGCGCATCGCCGAGCATTGCGATGACTGGACCTAGCCCATCGAGCAGCTTGGCGAGCACAGGGCCAGCAACCTGAAGCATCTGCCCCATAAGCTGACCGAGGACAGGCAGAATGTCACCCAGCGCACCACCCAGAGAGCCGAAAACCTCCCCAGCCTGCCCGATTCCCTCGCTGAGCCCCTCGAAGAACCCACCGAGACCCTGACCAATGCCAGCGAAAGCGTCCGCGAGCCCTTCAACCAGCGGCTGAGCGCCCTGCATGACCTTGACCAGGCCAGGCATAAGCCCCTTGACTAGCTCGCCGATACCGCCAACCAGCGGCTCGATCATCGGACCAGCAGCCTTGAACAGCTCGCCGATCTGCGGAGCTAGCTGATCGAAGATCCCCTGCATTTGCTTCGCAGCGTCAGCGAGAGGCTGGACCATCGGCGCCGCGAGAGACTGCATCTGCGTCGTGACGTGATCCTTGAGACCCGTAAACGCAGCCTTGACAGTCTCGTTTTCCTTCAGCACGGCAGCGCCCATGCCGATCACAGCGAGCGGAACCGCAGCCATGGCACCAGCCGCGCCGATAGCGCCAATCGACATGACGCCGAACGACTTGGCCAGTCCGCCGGCCACCTTGGTTCCAGCCGTACCCGCAGCGCGTAGGCCGTTTGCCATGTGACTGCGCGCAACCTGCCCAACCCCGCGCATCACGGTACCGAGACCACGAAACGCGTCGCCCATGCGCTGAGCGTTCGTCATGTTCGCGTGCGCAGAGCTGAGGACAGTGCCATCAAGCCTGCGCCAGTTGCCTTCAGCGTCCTGCGTCATGCCGCTGACCGAAGAACCGATCGAGCGGATCGCCGCAATGGTCTGACGCGCACCGCTGGTCACATTGTCGTTGTCAATGCCGAGTGCCACGGTCAGTGATGCAAGCGTGGCCACGGGCACCCCCTTTCACATACCAAATTCGGTAGGTGCCCTACTCGGGCATACGGATGGAACCGCCGAGAGCGGTATTCGCCTTCATGGCCTCAGCCCACAGTTCCTCAACCGACCGCTTGCGCTTGTACCAAGTGGGCAGGAAGTCGCTAGGCTTGGCCGTTCGCTTGGATCCGGCGCTATTCGAGATCGTGGCGGCGATGATGCCACCGGTGATCTCGTTACGCAGGCGCATGTCAAGGGGGCCGGTCACCCGCTCGTAGGCCATCCATTCCGTGAGTTCACGGGAAGACGTACGAGCGAGCAACTCAGCTACAGGCATGCCGAGGAATCCAGCGAGGCGAAAGTAGAACTGCCGCTCAGGGCGGTCTACTAGTTTCCCGTCAGTTCCTCAGCGTCCGCGCTGGTCAGGCCAGAGAGACGCGAGGCGACCTCGACCACTCGACTCAGAGCCTGCGCACTCTTCTCGCCAAGGCGCTTCACGACAGCGTCACCCTGAAACAGGCGCTTGCCGGACTCGTCAACGATCGTCGCAGCAGCGAGCCGAGCGCGATAGTTGGCCAGCGCCTTATCCTTCGAGACACCGTTCATGTTCTCGTTCATCATCTGCGCCTCGAACTTGTCGCGCGCGGTACCACTCATGCCCTGAACTAGGACGGTACCTCCCCACTCTGGAACCTCAACAGGCTCGCGTAGGAGGTCATCAGCGCCAAGGATCTCGTCAGCGGAAAGGTACGTCATTGCTTACGCTCCAGGGGTGATGACTGGCTTGCCGGAAACCTTGAACGTCAGCTCGGCGCTGAGCTTGTCGTCTACCGGTGCTTCCTGAGAGAAACCGGTGAGAATGAGCTTGAGAGCCCACGTACCTAGCCCGCCAGGGAACACGAGCTTGTAGTTGCGGGGCGCAGTGTCCTCGAAGTCGGCAACTAGGTCATCGTGAACCGATGGATCGTAGTTGATCTCGATGGAGACTTCGCCGGCGTCCTTCAGACCACCGATGAACTCGCGCCACCCATCCTCAGAGTCATGCGCGGTGACGTCGTAGGTCTCACGCTCGATCTCGGGACCGGAAACGTTGGTCACCTTGGCGATAGTCGCGAACGCCTCAGTCGGGGTGACACCATCACCTCGCTGAAGGGCAATGCCGAAAGCGTCGATACCGCTCACGCTTACTCCTTTGTCATGGTTACGCGGTACTGCGCGTTGATGTGCTTCACGTCCGGATCCGGATCCGCGAGTACCTGATGGTTGCTGTGCTTGATCTGCACTCCCGTGAATCCGGCGACGGACAGCGAGGCACGATCAAGGGCGTCGTCAACTGCCTTGAAGTAGTCGAAGAGTTCGCCGTTACTGGGCGCCTTGGACCACACGTGGATCGTTAGCTGCGTGTCGAGACCCTGAGCGTCGTGAGTGTCGTCAGGAACCTCGAACATCGAGCCGATCTGAACGCACGGATAGGCCGAGGTCTCAGGCAGCTCGGAATGCACACGGTCAGCGAGCAGGGGAACGGCGTTGAGCTTGGCGAATACCGCTGTCTGAAGCGGGCGCAGGCCAGTGGCCAAGGGGAATCACCTGCCCACGTGTCTTGGGACAGCCCGGCGAAGCTCGCGCTCACCAGTGCGTCTATGAATCTGGGCAGCAGGGCCGAGGAACGGCTGTTCGTCCATCTTGGACGTGCCCTTTTCGACGTAGTAGGCGTACTCACGCGTCTTGCCGGGCTTGATCTGCACCCAAGCCTTGCCGGAGCCTTCGTTGATCTTGGCTTCGATGCTGCGCTCAAGGTCGCCAGTACGCTTCGGAGCGAGTTCCTTCGCAGTCTTCTCCAGCGCTGTCGCCCACTCGCGCAGAGCCTCGGTCCGTGCTTCGTTGACCTGCTTGGGCAGCAGACCGATACGGCGTAGCGCAGCCTTGAAACCGCGCATACTCGCCCGCATCACACACCTGCCTGACGCAGCTTGCAGTTCGCGCGGACGTAGGTCCCTGGCACACTCGGCTGGAACACCGCGAGCACCTCGAACACGTCAGCGCCACGGCGGATTTCGTCGTCTCGGCGCACCACAGCGGATGCGGGCAGGTAGACCACGGTGTCAAGGTCAGCGCCGTTTGCGCCGGCTACTACACGCTCAGCGGCAGACGGCTGGGAGAACCGAGCGCGCACGCTGGCAACCTTGGCGAAGCCGGTAATCCAGCCGCCCATGCCATCGCTCACGCGCTGGTCTCGCCACACCTCAGCGGACGCGTTCAGCAGTCCGGATACGCGGCTCATCTGCTCACCGCCAGGGCTACTCCCCCGCCAAAGCGAGCGCGAAGCTGATCCTTCACGTACTTCGGTAGATCCATGTCCGAGTAGGTGACGCTGTAGCCGTAGGTCACCGAGTAATCACCGATGCGCTCTTGGATCTTCGGCTTGTCCGTCAGCGCCACCTCGGGCGCCTCGCGGAACTTCACCAGCGCTTGGCCGGCCATACGGCAGACGAGATCAACGATGTCCTCGGGCACCTCAGGCAGCCCGTGCGTGTAGGTCACGCTGTAGGCAACGCCCTCAGAAAAGCCGCAGGGACGCGCGAGAGCGCCCGACAGAAGCTTGTAGTCCGAGACTGCCACCCCATCCGCCAGAAGCGCGGAGACGGCTGTTACGGGCTGCCCTGGCAGGAAGAGCCGGGAACCCCGCCCCTCAAGGTCGACTGTGGAAGTGATGGAGCTGATCGGCGAAGCAGCGGCAGCGCGCACGTGAGCAGACGCAACCGCGAGGTACGTGTTCACTGGCGCTGTCTCGCTGGCCTCAACCGTTACGCCCCGTGCCTCAAGATCAGCGATAGTCGCTAGTGGATCCATGGGGCGTCACTCCCCTACTTGCTGGCAGGCTTGCGCGCTGGGGTGAGCACCTTGACGGACTCAAGCTCATCGGCGCGAACGAGCTTCCGGAAGTACGCGAGCTGCTCGTCATCGTCAACGGACATGCGCACGGTCTGACCGGACTTGTTCACGATCTCGACAGGCACGAGAGCCATGGGTTATCTCCTGTTGCTAGGTGGCGGAAATGGGCGGGGACCACCTACCGAATTTGGTAAGTGGTCCCCTTCAGCGAGCTAGGCTCAGACAGGCAGACCCGTGGTCACGTCAACGTCCATGACAGCGAGAGCCTCGGGGCGCACGACCTTGGCGCCGTACAGGTGCAGACCCTTGATCGCATCGGCGAAGCTGCCCTGTGGGCGGTACGCCTCGATCTTGTTGATCTGCTCGGCGAACGTAGTCGCCATCGAGTGACCAGCCACAACGAAGTTGGAAACCTCGCCCGCAGTACCGGCCGTACCCGCTGGGCTGTTCAGCGTCACCATCACGTTGAAGCCGAGCACGCGCCCAACCTCACCGTTCCGAATGGTCGAACCGCCATCGGCGTACTTCGAAGCGTCGGTAAACCGAGCGTCCTGAAGCAGCAGCGAGTGGAACTCAGGCGCCACGATCAGGAAGCGACCCGTGGTCGGGATCTTGGCCTTGTCGAGCTTGACCTTCAGCGCGAGCACGACCTTGTACGCGGCGTCAGGAGTCGCAGCGTCACCCGCAGCGATCACGTTGCCCGCGTTGGCAGTCATCAGACCGGCAAGGAAGACATCCGCGATGTCAGACAGCCCGTACGCGGAATCGCTCGCAGCCTTGTTCAGGAGCTGCCCGCCGGCCTTCACCTGACGCTTGTCAACGTCGTCAACCTCGAAGGCAAAGTACTTGCTCTGGTCGATGACGAGCGTCTGGTCAGTCGTGGTGAGCGTCTGAGGGTCGATCACCGTGACGTTCTTGGTGTACGTGCTGATGGTCGGCGCAGCAAGCGAACCAATGTGAACGGTGTCACCGGACTCGGCAACGTCCCCCTCATAGTCACGGTTGATGACGCCGGCCTGACCGAAAATCTGAGCCTTGCGCAGCGCAACCATGAGGTCAGCGTGCCAAACCTCAGGAATGAAAGTGTCGACAGCCACTATGGCTACCCTTCTACTTGATGCCGAGTAGGTTGTTCAGTCGCCCCTCGGCCTTGGCCTTTGCGATCCACTCAGGCGACTTGCCGCGTAGATCAGCGCGAGTGAGCTGCGATGGGCCGGATTCACGACCAGTGGCGCCACCATCCGCAGTGCCCTCGAAGCGCGGACGCTTGGAAGAGCCGAGGTGTGGCTTACGCGTGAGGAGATCCTCAATCGCAGCGTTGAGCTTGGTTGCGTCGACTTCGCCGTCTTCGTTGACCTCGAACTGATCA